AATGGGAACGCTAATGACAGCGAGAATGATGATTGGTTCAAACATTCTAAGACCAGAATGTGCAGTATCAATTAACAAATCATAATAAATAAATAACTACTGGCGTGGGAGACTACGCCAGTGGTCTTAGGAGATAATAAATATGATGTGTTGGTTTTGTAAATTAAGAATTAAAATTAAAAAATTATTTAGCAAACTAATAGAAAGCTATTTACCAAAATAATGACAACAACAACTAGGACTACCGAGTTAGAAGCAGTAAATACAATACTTTCTACAATTGGTGAAGCACCATTAAACTCACTTAGTGGTAGTTTACCAGTTGATGGTACAGTTGCTAAAAATGTTTTATCAGAAGTTTCTAGAGAAGTTCAATCAGCAGGTTGGCACTTTAACACTCACTATAAAGCAACTTTAACAAGAGATACAAATAACAAAATTCCAGTAGGAACTAACGTAGTTAGAGTAGAACTAGACCCAAATCTAGTACCTAAAGCTGATTATGATTTAGTTCAACGTGATGGTTTCTTATTTAATATGGCAAAGAATACTGACATATTTGATAGAAACTTTGAAGATGTCACTCAGGTTTTATTACTAACTTTTAATGAAATACCTGAACAAGCAAAAAGATATATAACAATAAGAAGTGCTAGAGTGTTTCACGATAGAACACTTGGTGCAAATACTTTACATAAATTTTCACAAGAAGACGAAAAACAAGCGTTATCAATTTTAAGAAACGCTGAAGCTAGAACTGGTGATTTTACAATCTTTGATACACCAGAACAAATCTATACAATAGCAAGAAACAATAGAGGTTATTAATGCCTTTAGTATCACGAACAATTCCTAATTTAGTTCAGGGTGTTAGTCAGCAACCAGAGGTTCTAAGACTAAGTTCACAAGCAACCGTTCAACTAAATGGTTTTAGTTCTGTTGTTGAGGGTCTTAAAAAAAGACCACCAACTAATTACATTGCAAAATTATCTTCTTCTTCTTTTGGTAATTGCTTTGTTCATACAATCAATAGAGACCCACAAGAAAGATATGTTGTTATTGTAAAGAATGGTTCTATTGAAGTTTACACAATTGATGGAGTTCAGAAAACAGTAGTCAATCAAACTGGTGCTTCTGCATACTTGACTTCTTCAGACCCTAAAAATGATTTTGTTTTAGTCACTGTAGCTGACAATACTTTTGTTTTAAATAAAAGCATTGCCTGTGAAATGGACACAACAACAAGTCCTGCTAAAGTAGAACAAGCAGTTTATTCAGTATTACAAGGTGTTAATAGTACACCGTATTCAATAACAATTGACGGAACTACGACTACGTTTACTTCGTCAAACACAGATACTAAAGCTATTCGTGATGGATTAAAAAGTGCAATCGGAAGTCCGTCAGGAATAACTTTAGCCAATATTGGAGACAGTAGTTTTTCAATAACTAAATCTTCAGGAACTTTAAATATATCTGCTTCTGATGGATTTGGTGATGACGCTTCACAAGTTGTAAAAGATAAAGTTCAAAACTTTTCTGACTTACCACAACCTGCAATTAATGGAATGGTTGTTGAAGTCACTGGTGACGCTTCTAATAATTTTGATAATTATTTTGTAAAATATGAAACTGATTTGTGGGAAGAAACTTTAAAACCTGCAACACCAACAAGTATTAAGAATACTAAATTTCCTCATATATTAATTAGAACTGCTGACGGAAATTTTAGATTTACCCAAATTGATGGCAGTAATTACACTATCAGTGGAACTCAATATGATGTTCCTGCGTTGGGTAGCAGAGTGGCAGGAGACTTAAACTCTGCACCTGACCCTAGCTTTATAGGAAAGAAGATGAATGATATTTTCTTTCATAGAAATAGACTAGGTGTACTTGCAGATGAGAATGTAATTATGTCTAGAAGTGGAGAGTTCTTTGAGTTCTTTCCTGAAACAGTGACTTCAGCATTAGATACTGACCCAATAGATGTTGCTAGTACTCACACTAAAGTAAGTATATTACAACACGCAGTTTCTTTTGATGAAGAACTTTTACTATTCTCAGAGCAATCACAATTTATGGTGACTGGTGGTGCAACACTAACAGCAAGTAATATTTCTATAAATGTGACTACAGAATTTGAAGCAGACAAAAGAGTAAAACCTGTAGGTTCAGGTTCAAATGTCTTCTTTACTTTTAACAAAGGAAACTTTTCAGGAGTAAGAGAATTTTTCGTAGCGTCTGATACAGATACAAAGAAAGCAGATGACATAACAGCAAACGTACCTAAGTTTGTACCTGCTAATGTTTTTAAACTAGCTACTTCTACTACTGAAAATATATTGATAGCTTTATCAAGCAACGAAGAAAATGCTTTGTATGTCTTTCAATATTATGTAGCACAAAATAAAAGACTACAATCTGCGTGGCATAAGTGGACTTATGGAACTACTACTTCAGATAAAATTTTAAATATTGATTTTATTGAAAACACTTTATTTATTGTAAATGAAAGAAGTGATGGAGTTTATTTAGAAACAATTGATGTTTCACCTGCACTTACAGATACAGGAGAAACTTATCTTACTCATTTAGATAGAAAAATTAACAACACTCAGATTACAGAAAGTTATAACGCAGGAACAAACCAGACAACAATAACACTACCTTACACACTAAATAACACTATGAAAGTTGTAGGTAGGTCTGGTGCTTCAAATAAGGCAGGACAAGAAATTGCCACAGTTAGTCAATCAGGAACAAGTATTGTAGTTTCTGGTGATATTACAGCACAGAATTTTTTCATAGGAGAGCAATATGAATTTGAATTTCAATTCTCTCAACAATTTATCCAAGTAGCTGATAGCGTAGGAAGTAGAATATCAGTCAAAGAGGGTAGATTACAAATTAGAAACTGGTCGGTTTCTTTTAATGATACAGGATTTTTTACGACAGAGGTGACACCAGTAGGGCGTAATACTTCTAACTCAACTTTTACAGGTACGGTTTTAGGTTCAGGTCTTACAGGAACAATCAATTTAGAAGATGGAGATTTTGATTTTGCAGTACAATCTGAAAATGATAAGCTAACAGTCAAACTAAAAAATAATAGTCACTTACCGAGCAACTTTATAAATGCAAGTTGGCAAGGTTTCTATGTCACAGCAACACAAAGAATTTAACGGATTTCGTTTATCTAGACACGAAGATTGCAATTACTTAGCAGATAGACTTCGTTATGAAGATAAAAGAGAAATTTTAGACGCAACAGGATTAACACCATATGGTGGTTTAATTAAATCATATGTGTCCTCAGAAGTTTGTTTTACTATTGTAGACAAAGATGATGTACCAGTAGGTATGTTTGGAGTAAGTAAACGAGGTGCTATATGGTTATTAGCGTCAGAAGAAATATTTAGAATACGATTTTCTTTCTTACGAGAAAGCAGAAAGGTCGTAGACTTTTTAAACAAACAATATCCAATGCTATGGAACTTTGTTGATTGTAGAAATGAACTACATATCAGATGGCTTAAATGGTGTGGATTTAAATTTTTACGAAAAATTAAATATGGAGTATCTCAAAAACCCTTTTATGAGTTTATAAAAATATGTGTGTAGAACCAACAACAGCACTTTTAATAGCAAGTGCAGGGTCGTCTTTATTACAATTTCAACAGGCGAAAGCACAGCAAAAAGCCACGTATGAAGCACAGAAAAGACAAAATGAAATTGCAAGACAAAATGCTATTAGAAGATATGCAACTGAACAATTAAAAATTAGACAAGAAATAGCTAAAAGTAAAACAAAAGGATTTGAAGCTAGTATTAGGTCTAAAAAAGCTAGAGCAAGATTTATTGCAGGTTCAGAGGGATTAGCTTTATCTGGTTCACAAGAAGCATTATTTAGAGATTACTACAGAGTTCAAGGAAACTATAATTCTGCTTTACAAAGAAATTTACAATTAAACGTAAATCAATTTGAAAGAAACTTAGAAGCAATTCAATTTGGACAAAAATCTCAGTCTACTTATGTTCAACCACCAAACCCTAATTTATTGTTTGTGTCTGGTGCTTTAAATGTTGCTAATACTTATTATGGTGTTGAAGCAATGAAAGACGCTAGAGGTCTAAACCCAGACCCATCACAACCCAATCTTGGTGGTGGTAGTACAAGAACTAATATATATGGACAAACTGTATATCCTGATGGGAGTATTGGATTATAATGGCAAAAAGAAGAACTACACCAGAATTAAATCTTCAGAAAGAATTACCACAAGTTCTTTCTACTGATTTTAATTTATTTTATGAACCTGAAGCTGAACCAGTAGACCCAACGGTTGCAGTGTTTACAAAGTCTTTAGATAATTTTATTAGTGGTGCAGGTACAGATTTAGTTATTCAAAAAGAAACAAAAATAAAAGAAAAGAATGAAGCACAAGCAATAAAAGATTACAATGAAAATAGAGACAAATTTGCAAAACAAGTAGAGCAAGGTAATATTCCTAAAGAAAGTAATCCATACTACATAGAAAAATTACAAGAATTACATTTAAATAGAAAAGCTGAAGAATTTAAAATAAATGCTTACAGAAGATATGGTGAATTAAAAGTTGGAGAAAATACTAATGTCGGTGCTTTTGAAGACTTCTATAAAGATGAGCTAAAAAATTTTGTAGCTTCAAATCAATTAGGTACTTTTAGTGCTGAAAAATTAGACAAAGGTTTTTTCTCAAAAACTTCTGGTACTAGAAATTCGTTATCACAAACTCACGCACAAAATCAACTTACAAAAGTAGGTGAGTTATTTGATTTAAGAACAAAAGAAAATTTTCAAAGTGTTTTTGATGATGATACTTTAACAATAGAACAAAAAGGAGAGCAACTTACTTTAACTATACAAGAGTTAGTAAAGAGTGGTTCAGGTAAAGTATCAACTAGAAATTTATTTTTAGAAGCACTAAAAGAATATGCAAACACAACTAGCGATTATGAGGGTGCAAGTAGATTAATTAGAGAATTACCTAAAAATATAAACCTATCAGGTCTTGGTTCTTTAGGAGATATAAAAGCACTACAAAATGATTTTGATGAAATAAAAGAACTTTTAGATGATAGAGAGTTAGAAGAACTAAAAGAATTTAATACTAAAGCTGAACAATTAAGAGTAAAAGAAAGTAATATTGTTTATAATAATTTAGATACTTTTTCTACAATAGGTGAATTTAGAAAATCAGATACTTTTAAAAATTTAAGTGCTAATGGTAAAAAGAACGCTGAAAAAATTTATGCTAATCACCAAGCAGGATATTCAGCAACTACTAATCAACAATCACTAGCTGATGTTGAAGAATTAATTAAAAAAGGTCAATACGATAGTGCTTTATTTTATTTAGAAGATAATCAAAATCAATTTAAAGAAACAAAATTTAATGAATTAAGAAATACAGTATTAGTTAATAAAGCTACTCAAAAAGATGGTTTATTAGAACATAAATTATTTAATGGTTTTACTTCAAGTTTAGAAAGCACAATTAAAACTATTACTAGCACACAGTCTGTTAAAACTATAGACGCAGGATTAGTATTACAGTTTGAGACTGACGCTAAACAATGGTTATCTGATAATCCTTTAGGTGGCGAAAAGTATAAAACTTTTGAAGAAAGGCAAACTGCATTTTTAAAATATATGTCCACAAGATATAATGAATATTTAACTTATGTAAATCAACAAACAGCTAGAGTTGTTCCTACTTCTTTAACTCAAAATAATACTGGAAACAATAATACTGGTGGTGCAAAAACAGAACAATTTGACGGAACTAAATTAAATAAAAATAAAAAAAGAACTAAAAAAGTAGAACCAAAACCAGACGAAGAATTAAGTATAGATTTAGAAAAAGTAGTAATTATTCCTGAAAATTTATCAGGTACACAACTTAGAAAATTTAGACGAGATAATCCAAATGCAATAACTCAGGAAGAATTTGATAGAATTAAATTAAAACAACAAGAAAATAAAATAGAGGAAAACGATTAATGATAGAAAGAACTGCACCTAATGGTACAATTATTCAATTCCCAGAGGGTACACCAGAAGACACTATCAATGAGTATTTGTCTCTTGATGAGTATAAAGCTGTTGAACCTCAAACAACTGCTTTACCAGAACAAGAGAGAAGTTTTCTTACAGATATACCTTTACAAGTTATAGGTGGTGCTAGAGATAGTATTCAGTCCTCTATAAATCTGATTGAGGGAATAGGTGACACTTTAGGAGTAGGAGACCCCAATGAATTTGATTTATTCACTTTACCAGAGGTAGACGCACCAGATACGGTTGCAGGTGGTCTTATAAGAGGAGTATCACAATTTGCTACAGGATTTATAGGAGTAGGAAAATTCTTAAAACCAGTAAAAGCATTTCAAAAACTAGGTTCTACACCTAAATCTTTAATACAAGGTGCAGGTGCTGATTTTGTAGCTTTTGATGAAAACTCTGGTCGTTTTGTAGATATGGTAAATCAATATGCACCAGAACTATCTAACCCATTATTTGATTATTTAGCTTCAGACCCAGAAGATACTTTCTGGGAAGGTCGGTTCAAAAATGCAGTTGAGGGAGTAGCTTTAGGTGGAGTAGCAGAGGGTATCTTTAGAACTGCTAGATATATAAAACAAAAAAATGCAGAAAAGTATTCTAAAAAGAAACCTAATGAAAAACTATTAGAAGAAGATAGAAATTTCTTAAAAGGTTTTGATGAAAATATTACAAACTTTGAACCTAAAAATATACCAGTAAAAACAAAAGAACAATTAGTAAAAGATGTAGAAGACACTTTTGTAGCTAATTTTAGAAAAGCACAAGGTAAAAAGAATAGAAAAGAATTTGAACAATCTCTAAATGCAGATGAGGGATTTGATTTAGGTTTCAATGCAAGACAATTAGTAAACTTAGATAAAGAGGGATTACTAACTTTAAAAACTTTTATACCTATTGTTAGAAAAAAATTAAAAGAAAGAAAATTAGAAATACCTGACAAGGTTGTTGAAAATACTGCTGATAAAATGTTTGGTGGTAAAACAACTAAGATGTTTAAAGCTGTAGGTAAACTAGCTAAGAATACTGATGACGCACCATACGTAATGGTTGCACTAAATTCTTACTATGAAACTTTAACTAATGCTATACCAAGATTAAGTAGATTAGCTTTATCAAAAGAAAACAAAGATGTAGATAATCTTGTAAATAGACTTATAGGTGAATGGGAAGTATTAACTTTTAACAGAGACCAAATTGGTGAAAACTTAGGGCGTACTTTTCGTTTATTTGGTAAAACAAGTGACGCTAAAAACATAGATGAATTTGTAGAAAAAGTACAAAATATTCAAAATGCAATTAAGTCAGGTGAAATAATTAAAGGTAATAGAAAAGAATTTTATAGAAGAATTTCAAAAGCAGACGCAAGAGCAACAGAAAAAATATTAACTGCTGTCACAAAAAATAGAACTTGGAATATTGCTAACGAGTTTTGGATAAATGCTTTGTTATCTAATCCTAAAACTCACCTTATCAATATGACTTCTAACTTGGTTAATACTTTTGTAAAACCTATGGAACAATTAGTAGGAAGTAAACTTACTTCTGATTTAATTGAAAATCCTGAAATGGTAAAAGCAATCCAACAACAAGGTCAAAATGCTTTAGATACTTTAGCAGGATTAAAAATGTATTTAGGAGACGCAGTTAAATATTCTAAACTTGCGTTTAAAAATGAAGACACAATTATTTCAAACAGAAGTAAACTAGACCAACCAGTAAAATCTATTGGTGGAACAACTGGTAAAGTAGTTAGAACTGCTACAAGATTTTTAAATGCTGAAGATGAATTTTTTAGACAAATAAATTATAGAGCAAAATTATATGCCAATGCAATTAGAGACGCTAGTAAATATGGCAAAAGTAAGACAAAAATAGTTGGAAAAATAAACGGTAAAGATATTACTGAGTTTGACGAATATGTAAATGCTTATTTTAGAAAAGGTTTTGACGCTGATACTGGATTGAGAGGTATTGATGTAGACGCTTTAAGATATGCAGAAGAAAGTACTTTTACACAAGAACTATATGGAATATTTAAAAAGGTACAAGACGCTTCAAACTCGCACCCATATCTAAAACAGATTATTCCTTTTGTTAGAACACCAGTAAACTTAATGTTAAATGTTGTTGATAGAACACCTTTAGCATTGATGAGAAAACAATTTAGAGACGATTTCACTGGTGCTAGTGGTAATCCTATGAGAACTGCACAAGTAAGAGGTCAAATGGCAACTGGTTTTGCTTTGATTACTCTTGCAAGTATAATGGCAAAAGAGGGTATGATTACAGGTGGACAAGCAAATGCACTTGATTTACCAACAAATTCAAGAGACCTTAGAGATTTAAGAAGAAATACAGGGTTTCAACCATACTCATTTAGATATTATGATGAAGATGAGGGTAAATTTAAATATATTCAATTTGGAAGATTTGACCCTTTTGGTGCTTTCTTTGGATTAGTAGCTGACTTTAGTCTACACCATAACAAACTTACTGAAGAAGAATTAGCAAGAGTAGGTGGAGATATGCTTATTGCTTTACATAGAATGGGTGAAAATGCTGATAGTAATTTAGGTGTTGGAACTCAAATTAAAAATATTGGGAAAGCTAGTTTTTCAGCAGTATCAAGAAATTTATTCTCTAAAACATATTTGAGAGGTTTATCAGAATTTATGGAAGCAATGACTGATGATAACCCAGATAAAATGGGAAGATTTATGAACCAAAAATTAGGTTCTTTTTATCCTAATGTATTTACTAAATTAGTTAATGACCCATTTTACAGAGACGCTAATGGTTTAATAGAAGAAGCTAAAAAAAGAACTGGTTTAGGTGCAGGTGATGTTGCACTTAAATATGATTTTAGAGGTAATCCAATAAAAGGATTTGGCTCTGATACGTTTAGATTAGTTCAAAATGTATTTAATCCATTTAATTATTCTGAAAGTTCAAATGATGTTGTTGCAGAAGAAATTTTAAGACTTGGTTATAATATGCCTAAGTTAAGAGAAAATCTTAATGGTGATATAAATTTAAAATTCTTTAAAAATAAAAAAGGTCAAACTGCTTACGATAGACAACAAGAAATTTTAAGAGACGTAAAAGTAGGTGGATTAACTTTAGATGAAAGATTAAGACAAGAAATAAATTCTGATTTTTATAAGAGATTAGGTGAACCAACTCAGGTTGATAAAAACAATAAAGAAAGAGGTGGTAAAGTTAAATACTTAACAAGAATAATTAAAGACTATCAGGCAATAGCTGAGAATACTTTAATTCAAGAAAGAGGAAATTTCTTTAGTACTGAAGACCCAACAGGTAAATTTACTTTAGAAAATTCTATACAAAACTTAAATATTAACAAAAATATTTTATCTTTAGGTACTCAACCTAATCTGAAAAGGTTAGAGGGTTTATATAAATTTAGTCAATAGGAAAAATAATATATGTCGTTCAATGCACGTGTCAGCTATACTGCTGACGGAAACACAAGTACGTTTGCTATAACATTTAGTTTTATAGATAGCACACACGTAAAAGTATTTTTAGATGGAGTTTCTACAACTGCTTTCACAATATCAGGAAGCAATGTAGTAATGAACAGTAATCCTGCAAATAGTACTGTTGTATTAATTAAAAGAGAAACACCAACTGACGCTAGACTTGTTGATTTCCAAGATGGCTCTGTATTAACAGAAAGTGACTTAGATAAGTCAGCAGACCAAAACTTCTTTATTGCACAAGAAATTAATGATGAAAGTCAGAGTGCTATGAAGTTAGCTACTGACGATACCTTTGACGCTTTAAATAAAAGAATTAAAAATGTAGCTGACCCAGTCAATAATAATGACGCTGTAAACAAAGGTTTTATATCTACTAATTTACCAAACATAAATACTGTTGCAGGAATTTCTACGCAGGTCACAAACGTAGCAAACAACTTATCAAATATTACTTCAGTAAATTCTAACGCTACAAACATCAACACGGTAGCAACTAACATTACCAACGTAAATACGGTAGCTACAAACATAGCAGATATTACAACGGTTGCTAATGATTTAAATGAAGCTGTCTCAGAAATAGAAACAGTTGCACAAGACTTACAAGAAGCGTCACCAGAAATTGACGCTGTTGCAAATAATATTGCTAATGTAAATGCTGTTGGTACTGATATTGCTAACGTCAATTCAGTAGCTTCAAATATTTCAAATATAAATGCAGTAAACTCTAACGCTTCCAATATTAATGCAGTAGCAGGAAACGAAACAAATATTAATGCAGTTAATAGCAACTCAACGAATATCAATACAGTTGCAGGTGCTGTCACAAATATCAATGCTGTTGGAACTGATATAGCCAATGTCAATTCTGTTGCTTCTAATTTAGCAGGAGTAAATAGTTTTGCTGAAAGATACAGAATACAAGCAGGAGTACCATCATCAAGCAACGACATAGGAGACCTCGTCTTTGATACTACGGCTCAGAAAC